CCGATTCTGTTGTCTATGTCAGCCGGGATTACCACAAAGATTGTATGCTGGAACGAAACCGATTCATGGTAGAGCGCGCCTCTGTTCTGCTGGCCGTTTACAACGGAGCGCAACGCAGCGGCACCGGCGCGACAATAAATCTTGCCCGAAAGCTGGGCCGGGAGATCATTGTGATTGATCCGCTTGCACTTGCCGTTACTCATGGGAATACGCCGGGAGGACTTTGCTGAATCATGGATAGGAAACAGGAAACCAGCGAGCGATTTGCTGAGTGCGTTTGGAAACTCGTGGCAATTATTACAGAGTATCGAGAGAAGAACAGAGAAACAAAGGCGGCTTTTGCGAAAGGATGCGGAATCAGTACGTCGCTGATCCGACGGATAGAGACGGGGATTGCAAACTCACGCATCAACAGCCTCAATAAAATAGCGGGTCACATGGGGATGTCGGTGGGTGAATTGCTATATTGTATGGGAATCTTAAATCTAGACGCAGGCGAGGACGGCGGACCAGAGCCGATACAGATTTCCTCCGCTGATATTGACTGCGCAGGCGCACAGGAATAAGAGCGACCAACGGGAGCGATCAGCCACGCCGCAAGGCGTGTTCGACTGGATGCGGGAGCGGCCGGTCCGGGGTTTTGGGGGGCCCCAACCAGCGTTTCGGGATATCCAAAAGGATATCCCCGAAACATTGCTGGCCTACGTTATCGGATAGTTGCGCTATGGCCTGTTGCACTTTGCTTTGGCGCAAACATTTGTCATATCATATAGGGTATACTAAATAATTGATGGTTCAGAGTATCATCGAATATATTTTCAGGAGGCTGTACTATGGACGAGCAGAGAGCAAAGCGCAAACGCCGGACGCCGGAGGAAAAAGCCGCAGAGCTGGACACAAAGATTGAAGTGTTACAGCAATCTATTACAAAGTATGAAACGCAAAAGGCTACCGCAGCGCAGGAATATGATGACAAAATAACAGCGGCAAAAGCGAAGATTGAAACGCTGGAACAGCAGAAGAAAGACATATTGACACCGAAACCTCCAAAGGTCCGCAAACCTCGGAAAACAAAAAACAGAAAACCGAAGAAGTCATTCGGAAGGCGTTAAAATCCGGCTTGAACCCGGACGAAATTGCGGAGCAGCTGGGCGTAGAAATAGAATCATAGCAGTTTAATGTAAATAGGCCGGGGGCAGCTTCCAAAAGCTGGCCCCGGCTTTGATCCGGGATAGTAGTGACAAAAACTCCAAGGATGCGTTGTGGAGGCGGGAAAATGAAAATCGTCTCATGGAATGTAAACGGCATTGACGCTTGCCGGGGGGACTTTCTCAAATTTCTGGAACGTTCAAAAGCGGATGTAGTCTGCTGTCAGGAAATAAAGACGCAGATCGTTCTCGACACACCTGCCTATCATCAGTTCTGGAATACCACCCAAACGCCGCATTACTCTGGAACTCTGACGCTTGTGAAAAAGAAATACCTGCCAATCTCCGTGGACAAGCAAATCGGCCAGGACGAGTTTGATTACGAGAGCCGCTTCCTGCTGGTGGAATTTGAGGATTTCTACATTAGTCTGAGCTTTGAGAAGATCAAGAAGATTTTAGGGGAACCTCTGGATTGGGAGGCGTATCGGTACGAGGCGTTTTGGTACGACAACTCCCCCGACCGAGCTTCGACTCTCTGGAAAGAGGCGAACTTCCCCTTTGATATGTTCACGCCCACTACACCTGATTACAGTCTCCCCGACTGCTGGACCAGTCAGGGCTATGAGATTAAAGCTCTCCACCTGGAGGAAGAACGGGTCGTATTCCGCAAGTATATTCACAATAAGTCCGGCCTGCACATTCCTCGGAAGCTGCTCACTCAGCGCCTACCGGATAAAGCCGTCTACAAGCTGGAAAAGGTGTTTGCGGACGTGATCGAAGAATTTGGTTTATAAAAAGTCCCGGATTAGGTCTTGACGACCAATCCGGGACTTTATCATTCAGGAAACTCCGCAGAATCGTATTACCCAAGCACTCAGGAGGACCGATTCAACTCTGCCCTTTTAATATTCAAAAGTCCTCATTCGGCAAATTGTCTTCCCCATGTTGTGAATTGGCATCAGAATTAGGATTAAGAAGTTTTTCTTGTGCCGTAAGCAGTTCTCTCGCCATATGAAGCAGATATTCCTGTGTGGCAGGGACTAAGTGGCTAAATATTTCCAAAAATTCCTTTTCATACGGGGAATTAAAGAACATATTACCTTCCCCTGTTCGCAACCAGGTTTCATTAACTCCATAAACAGAACAGATTACCTTTATATACCGCTCCGACAACGGATTGTTCCCATTTTCTATCATCGAATACGCAGTTTGGGTAATGCCAAGCTGCTTTGCAAAGTTTGTTTGATTTACCTTCAGAGACTTGCGTAACTGCTTCAGACGACTAATCACTGCCGAACACCTCACTCGCAACATTGGCTTAAATATATCACGTAATCTGCAAAAAAGCAAGAATATCATAAACATTAAATGCAAATATCATTAACTTAATAAAAAGATTGACATTATATTAAGTTAATGATATTATGGCATCATAAAATGATATTTAGGAGGCGATACAGTGGAAAATGCAGTTGTGAAGGAAACCGCTGAGATATTAAAGCGTTTATCGCCAAAAAATCAGAAGTATTTTATGACTCTCGTCAGGTTGGCTGAAGTTGCTGAAAATGGCGTAAAAAATGAGCAAAGAAGCAAGAACGAGCCGAAAACGCAATCATAAAGGTCCTGCAATACCCAAAAATATGAAAGAAACTTCACAAGCAGTTTGTACATTGCACCAGCAGGAACGCGAAGAATCAAGAAAAAAGCAGGCCGAAGGTATTGCAAAAGCCAAGGCACGAGGCGTTCGTTTTGGACGCCCAATGTTGGAATTGCCGCCAAATTTCAATCAAATTGTTGCGGAATGGGAAAGCAAGCATATCTCAATAGACACGGCGGTGCGCCTTTGCAGCGTTAGCTCATCCACATTCTTTCGCAGGGTGCGAGAGTACCGGCGAAATTTAGAAAAATAGCGATTTGACCATATGTGGAGGAAAGGGGGGACATATATGCGTCGGATATTATGGGCCTATGATCTCAGGGACATTTCAGCTTCCCGCCAGCGGGCCAGCCCTGCCACGGCGGTACGGGCAAGCGCGACAGGCACAGTACGAACCTGCCCAGATACATCCAGTCGGGGGCCTCCTTAACAGGTTTCGGCTACAAGCACGATACAACCTATCAATTTAAGGAGGTTTTTCTCTATTATGAGGAAAAAAGTATTATCAGTATTCCTGGTTTTAGCCATGATGCTGAGCCTGCTGCCCACTGCCGCTTTTGCAGCACCGACAGAAGGCGAACCGACAGCGACGCCCCTAACCATCAAGGTTACGGCCTCGAATACCACGGAGAAAGTCAAATTAACCATCATTGGCGCCACCAATGGGAACTCGATTTATTATCAAGTGGCCGCTGATACATCCAGTGTCCCGGAGAATAATACAACTATCGACGACCTTACCGCATGGACAGAGTATACTGCCGCTGCGGAAGGGGTCGATATCGACCAAGCGAGTGAAAAGTTTATCATCGCCGTTGAGGTCAAGAGCGTGGAGGAGAGCGGCTCTACGACTAATACCGTAGTGCAGACCGCGACTTCCAGCGCCGACCCTGACAAGGCCGCTGTCGCCGCCGCCAAGGCCGCAATCGAGGCCCTGGAGGCTGCCGATCTGACCATCGAGAACACGGCGGACGGCCTGACGAAGGAAGCGATCAAGACCGCCATCACCGATACGGTCAATACCGCCGCCAATGGCGTGACCGCCGAGATCACCGTGGAGATTACCAAGGCTGCTGTCAACGGCACCGAGCAGAGCACAGCGGGGACCGAGGGCACCTTCTCCATCTCCGTCGCTTTGAGCAAGGGTGATGCCACCGACACCGCCACCAACGCCAACGGCAAAATCACTCCTATTGAGTATGTGGCCGACCAGGACGCGGCTGATGTCGCCGCCGCCAAGACGGCAATCGAGGCCCTGGAGGCTGCCGCCCTGACTGTCGAGAACACGGCGGACGGCCTGACGAAGGAAGCGATCAAGACCGCCATCACCGATACGGTCAACACCGCCGCCAATGGCGTGACCGCCGAGATCACCGTGGAGATTACCAAGGCCGCTGTCAACGGCACCGAGCAGAGCACAGCGGGGACCGAGGGCACCTTCTCCATCTCCGTCGCTTTGAGCAAGGGCGATGCCACCGACACCGCCACCAACGCCAACGGCAAAATCACTCCTATTGAGTATGTGGCTCCCAAGGAAATTACGGTGAGCGCGACAACTCCTGACAAGGACGGCAAGGTAACTGGAAATGCCACCATCTCTGGTACGATTGATAAGGGTACTCCTGTCACAATCGATGCAACCACAGATGGAACGAGTACCATCACGGGTGCCAAATCCGCTGAGATTACGCTGGTCAAAGACTTGATGACCCAACTTGCTAATGCATCCGAAACTACAATTGCTACCCCTGTTGGTACCATCGTTGCGTCCGCCGCGGCAATCACGGCGATAAACAGCGATAGCAGCACTTCTGGGAAAGACGTTGTTCTTGTCATTGAGCCGAAAGATACGATTACCGGCGTGGATGTTCCCGTGGGTGCGACTATTGCCGCTCTTGACGTTTCTTTCAAGGTCGATGATACGGCGATTCCTGTAACTCTAAAAGAGACTGACAAGCCGATTAACATTACCCTTGACATTGACGACACTGTGTCCGCTGAGGCTAAAAAGAATAATGAAGAGATTCTTCTTGTTTACATCGACGACAAAGGCAAGGGTACGAACGTGGATGCCGAGGTGGATGAGACAACCGGAAAAATAACATTCTCCACCAGTCACCTTTCCATTTATGCACAAATGACCAAGAGTACCGCTCAGGACATCCAGGTTGAAGGCGTCGATCCCTCCGAAATCAAAAACGCTATCCAAGTCGAGACTAAGGGAACAAAAGCAAGATTCTCTGTATCGGGCCTGGACGCTTATAATGGCAAACACATTTATTTCCAGATAACAAACAACGGTGAAGTATCTGGATCTGGAAGTGCAATTGTGAACGGAGCGGCGTACGCAACCAGCACTATTAAAGAAGGAACCCTCAATGTTTGGATTTTCGGTTCAGAACCTACATTCAGTGAAGCGGGCAACATGGAAGGTTACGCAATCGCCTACAATGCTTTACAAGGCCAAGAAGTAACGAAATAAGGAGAGAACAATATGAAAAAACGAATATCAGCTTTTCTGCTGAGTATTGTTCTGTGTCTTAGTCTGGTAGGCACCGCCTTTGCCGCTGGCAGCCACAATGAAGAAAAAATCGACATAAAAGCCGTAGAAGGTGAAACAAAGGTTGCAATCTCTGTTAATGGAGGATTAACGAAAGGCTTTCACATTGGGACGGTTCTTTTGGTCGATGGAGAGGATGGAAATCCAACCTCCGACCCCAAAGCGATGAGTTTTAACGTGATTGCCAATGCGGACGGCTCAGTGGACGAACTGACGATTAACAGTCCTAAACTGGAAGCTGATGCGTGGCTACGAGTGATTTTCGCAGACGACTTTTACAGGGACATCCAAATCACCAGCAAGCTGTACACAATCAAATTTGCCAGCGGCGATGGCACCGGGGCGATGAAAGATGGTACTGTGGCGAAAGCCGAGAGCGGTCCTACCGAGTACACCATCCCCAATTGCACCTTTACCGCCCCGACAGACAAGGAATTTGACAAATGGTCCGTTTCCGGGGCAGAGGGAGCAACGATTTCTGATGATGGCAAACTGACCATTCCCGCGACCGTTGAGGCAGGCACCACCATCACCCTGACAGCGACATGGAAAAACAAAACGACGCCTACAAAGCCTGTTGCCGTCACTGGCGTGAGCCTGAACAAGAAAACCACAACAATTGAAGTGGGAAAAACAGATAAGCTGACAGCTACCCTCATCCCGGCCAATGCGGACGACCAAGTTGTTACCTGGGCATCCAGCGACCCCTCTGTTGCCGACGTAGATGCGAACGGCAACGTGAGCGCCAAGAAAGTCGGAACCGCAACCATTACCGTTACAACCCATGACGGAGGAAAGACAGCTACTTGTGAAGTCACAGTAAAAGAAGCAGGTGTTACTCCTCCAGCGAACACCTATACCGTCACTGCGAAGGCCGGAGCGAACGGCAAGCTGACTCCCGCCAGCCAAACGGTAGACGAGGGAAAGTCCGTGACTTTCACCGCTGACCCCGATTCCCGCTATAAGATCGACACTTGTACGGTCGACCCTGCCAGCGCCGCTAAGGTGAGCGTGAGCGGAAATACCATTACCGTTTCCGACGTAAAGGCGAACTGCACATTGAACGTCTCCTTTACCCGGACCAGCGGCGGCTCTTCCGGCGGCAGCAGCGGCGGTAGCGGTGGCGGCGGGGTGAGCGTCGGGAACTCCGTGAGCATTGGCAGCGCCAATCACGGAACGGTGACGGCATCCCCATCCCGCGCTACCAAAGGACAGAAGGTCACGCTGACGGTCAAACCGAACAGCGGCTATGAGCTGAGCGAGCTGGTAGTCAAGGACAGCAAGGGGACTGAACTGGAGCTGACCAAGATCAGCGACACGAAGTACACCTTTGTAATGCCCAGCGGGAAAGTGTCCGTCGATTCAACCTTTGCCAAGATCGGCGGCGATGTCACGCCTGATGTGCCATCCGGCATCTTTGCGGACGTGCCTGCCGGTGCGTACTACGCTGATGCGGTAGCTTGGGCCGTTGAACGCGGCATTACGACCGGAACGACGGCTACAATCTTCAGCCCGGACAACACCTGCACACGCGCACAGACAGTGACATTCCTTTGGCGCGCCGCCGGTTCGCCGGCCCCCGCCAGCAGGGAAAATCCGTTTACTGACCTGAAACCCGGCGCGTACTACTACGACGCCGTTCTGTGGGCCGTGGAGAAGGGCATTACCAGCGGAACCACCGCCACGACGTTTAGCCCTGACGCGACTGTAACCAGAGGTCAAACCGTCACCTTCCTGTACCGTGCGGCTGGTTCGCCTGCCGCAGAAGGCGGAGCGGTTTTTGCGGATGTAGCGGATGGCGCGTATTATGCCAATGCCGTGGCCTGGGCTGCGGCAAACGGAATCACAGGCGGAACGACTGCGACCACGTTCAGCCCTGCTAATGGCTGCACAAGAGCACAGATCGTAACGTTCCTGTATCGTGCGGCGTAAATCTCCCTATCCAACACATTTTTGAAACAATTAGGGGCCTGTCCATAAGGACAGGCCCCTAATTGACATTTTAATATAGCATAGAGGCCCATCATGTTTCAAAAGACCGTTCCAAATAAAAGACGAAGTCTTTCTAAAATTTAAACATAGTATCGCTACAATTTCAAATAAACCTCCGAAAAATTTTCTTTAATAGCAAAAATAGTAAGCGTCAAATAGGCCAGCGTCTTTACAAAATATGGAGGAAATCAGAGAATCAAAACCTCCGGCTAAGCCGGAGGCTTGAGTAGGCCCTGGAAGGGCCTGATACCGGCAGGCGTCTCAAGACGCACTGAACATCTTTCGCCTGCATCTCGTGCCCCGCCGCCCGTAAACGGGCAATATCCTTTCTATTGTTGATAGTTGCGTACCTGTCAGATAGCTAATTGTCAACTCGCTTCGCTCGTAGCTTTTTGCTAAAGCATACGAGGGAGCCCACCAGCAGAGCTGGTGGCTCTTTCTACCCAATAGTTCCGGGAAGTCTTGAGACTTCTCAAGACTTCCCGGGACATTTTAGGGAAACAGGAAGAAGAGACCCACAGTATCATAGAGTCATATTCACGTCAAAGGCTTTCCACGGATAACCTAACGTTCTTTATGTTGGAAGAATACGTCGTGTTAGATGGAATCTGGCATGAAAAACGAAATATAGCGGTGTCACTCATTCGACTCGACTCCTCGGTATAGGAACGTTAAAATCTGCGCACGTGAACATGTAGTCCCAGGGCTAAAAGACGTATCCGTCGTGCCTTTTGTAATACCCTCCTCAACAGCCCAGTTGACCGCATCCGCAAAATACTGCCCCGTCTGTACGTCAGCGAACGATGTACGTTTTGCCGTTGCGGGCTTTCCCTGCGCACGCCACAGGAATGTAACGACTTGCCCCCGCGTGCAAGTGTCCCCAGGACCAAAAGTAGTCGCTGTGGCGCCGGTCGTTACCCCTGCCCCATATGCCCATAATACCGCATCATAATATGAGTCGCTGCTGGATACATCAGAAAATGGATTTGGGCCTGGCTCAGGGTCTGGACATCCCATCGCACGCCACATGAATTCCACTACCTCGCCACGGGGGCATGGAGCGTTCGGCTTCAACAGAGTGCCTGTAATACTTTCCGTCATGCCGTTTCCTGCCGCCCATTGGACCGGCTCATAATAATACGAGCTTTCTCCAACATCCGTATATGGAATTTTCGTTCCCACGATGCCCTCACTTGTTGGCCCCCTGTCTTGAGTCTTTCCCGTTGCGGGAGAGGACGCCGGAACCTCATCTTCCGATTGGATTGCGGTGCTTGCGGAACTGGAATTATTCCCTGGGAGAACGGCACTGCCATGGGACGCAGCGGAGTAGCCACCCATGCTAACGGTCCCTTCACCGGAATAGCCTGGAAAGGCCTCGGTCAAGCTGCGGAACTGCACAGTCTTTGTCGAGATACCGGAATCAGTGAGTTCGCCCAACGCTGTCTGTCCTACGCTCTTATTTGATGTTATGAATACCCCTTCGAGTTCTTTTGAGACCGCAGGTCCTCCATGTATCACTGAATTCTCCACCACACGGACCGCGCATGTGTCAGATGTGACAATAATTCCGTTCTCGTCCTCCAAATATACTGTTAGCCATCCGGCTCCAATCGTCCTGCCTGTGAGGCTCACACCCATGTCGCTAGGATTTCGTGCGTCGCCAGTGGGCACAGCTTCCGCGGGGAAGGTATTTTCATTATACCCGTTATAGTTGAAACCTAAGACCTGGTCCGTGTATCCAGTTACATCCAAACCCACTTCTACTGTATTTCCTCCCAGGAATACAGTAACTTCCTTCTCCTGGAAATGAATAGTCGGTTTCACCTCAGTCTTTATGACTTTAACGGGGACCGTTTTCTCTCCTAGCTTCTTGCCGGAATCCCATAAGGAGAACTTCAGCGCATCGTCTCCCGCACGGCACGGCGTCACCGTCACATATGCGGTGGCACCCTTCACTTCTATGTCCACGTCGATATTATCACCGCCCCATATTGTCGCGTTATAATTCTCCGGGTGAGTCCCATTCCAGGAGAACGTAATTTGCCGCGGCTCGCCGTCAAGCTCCAGCTGCAAGCTTTCAACAGAAGATGAAATTACGATGTCCGGGGTAGTGGACGACGCCTTCACTTCAACAGCGACTTTTTTGGTATCCAAGACTTGCCCGTTGCCATCGTTCGCAGTTATGTCAATAAAAGTTGAGCCTGCGGTCAATCCGGCAACAGATAGAGAAATTGAATCATCTTTCTTTACCCATCTTGCGACGCAGATGTTACTATCTTCTACTTTGTATTTTAAATATGGGACCACTCCTTTGATTATTATGTCTATCTCCTCCGCTTTGCCTTTTTCCATGGAGACTGCGGTCCGGCTTGGGAAAATCTCTCCCTTGACTGGTCTAACAGGTGCTGTTACCTTGATTGGCAGCTGGAAGGAAGCTATGACTTTGTCATTGCAATCGTAAAACTGTCCCGCCAGACTCGTCTCGCCTGCCGAAACACCGGTAAAAGATACTTTCCCTGCGCCGTAGGAACCTTGGTATGACGCGGTGCAAACGGCTTTATTCTGAACGTCCATATGCCATCGGTACGCTCCGTTCCAGTCCGTCTTGATGTTGGCCGTCATAGTGTTCCCAACATCTAAGTCAATCTGCGCTTTATCAAAGGTCACTTTCGGGGCCTGGGCCAAGGAAACTGTTACAGATACCGTCTGGGAAGCAAGCATCCTTTCGGTTGCCTTGTCATGTAGAGACACTGTTACCTTAGTTGTCCCGGCCCGAATCCCTGTAAAATTCATCATAGTCGTCTGGCTGTCCGACCACTTGCGAGTCCAATCGCATTGAACAACTTTGCCCTCTTGAACGGCGAATTGTATATAGAAGTCGACCGGGGACGCCATCTTGACATTAACGGGGACGGTCTGGCCAACCTTCAACACCAAACTGCTTGAGGATAAGGAGATTGCCGGAGCGATGGGAGCAGGTGCAGGGGTGGAGCCGGTGTAGTTCGGGCGAATATACTTGTATGTACTGACAGGATGAAGCCCTCTATTATTGTAGCATCGATAACTTGTAACGTCGTGTACTTTGACGAAATTGTTGTAGTTCCCGGAGACACAGGTCTTGCTATCAATCATGATGCCGACATGAGCGAATGCATTGCCATAGTCCCCAACTTGGCAATTCGTACATACAAAGAACACAAGGTCCCCTTTTTGTGGTGACGAAGTATCTTTTCCTCCCGCCTTCTTGACTTGATTGTAAAGCTGGCGGCAGCCAGCATTCCACGGGATTGCGGCACTTTGCCCACAAGCTCTTGCGATATCGCATACAAACTGAGCGCACCAAGCTTGCCTATAGCCCAGCGCAGATGCGCCCAAACCTTTTTTTGACAAAGCGAGATTTACCATCTTGTCAGCCGTACTCTCTGCCGCCTGGACGGGAACCGCACAATATGCTGATAGCAGGCATAATACCATCAGTATGCTCAAAAGACGCCTGAAGCCCCATGCTATTCGTCGTTCCATCTTATTTTCCCCCTGTCCCGGTGCTTTACACCGAATATATATTTATAATATAGTATATGGAGAGGATGTGCAAGTATATATCATCCAAATAATAAATTTTGTAATTATTTTGAAGTAAACGGCAAAAAGGAGGTCTTTTACTTATGGAGCGAATCCTTGCCCAGGCCGCGGACCTGCCGGAAGCAGCGCCTTTGGCCGATATCCGGGATATTTCCGTGGATCAGCGCCTTTCCAAAGAGGAACGCGTTGCCGAATTTCTCAGGCAAATCAAAAATCCTTACTGCTTCAAATGCGGTAAATTTATTATTCGGGCGCGGTACGCCGAAAACGGCGTGACCCTGGAGGACTGTTTGAAACAGATTTTAATTTAGCACTTTAATGTGTTGACTTTCCCGCCGAGGTATGCTATAGTAACAATCGGAAAAAGAATTGCATAGGGCAAACCTCCATCACTCTTGCGTTTGCGGGAAAAGTCCGTATTTGCAAAGGAGTGATTTTTTTGTTGCCCAAGTACAAGGCGGACGCCTATCTGCGACTGTCCTACTCGGCGGACAAGAGTGAGGAGAGCGACAGCATCACCAATCAAAAGAAGCTGATTGAGGACTTCGTGGCGGCGCACCCGGACATTGAGATCGTATCCGAGCGGGTGGACGACGGGTACAGCGGTATCCTGTTCGACCGTCCGGCGTTTCAGGAAATGATGCGGGACATCGTGGAGGAAAAGATCAACTGCGTCATCGTTAAGGACCTCTCACGCCTGGGACGGGAGTACATCGAGACCGGGCGTTATCTCCGGCAGGTATTTCCCACTTACGGTGTGCGCTTTATCGCCGTCAATGACAACATCGACACGGCAAATGAGCACACCGGGGACGAGCTGAACATCTCGCTGAAAAATCTGCTCAATGACGCCTACTGCCACGATATATCCGTCAAAACCCGGAGCGCCCTGCGGACCAAACGGCAGAACGGGAACTATGTGGGGGCCTGCCCTGTTTACGGCTATCAGAAGTCCCCGGATAACAAGAACCAGCTTGTCATTGACGAGTATGCCGCCCGTGTCGTGCGGGATATTTACCGCCGCCGTATGGACGGGGCCAGCGCCAAGAAAATCGCGGACGAGCTGAATCGGCTGGGGATTCTCTCTCCGCTGGCCTATAAAATCAGCAGGGGCCTGCCCCATCCTACGGGCGGTTTCGCGGACAGCCCGGACGCCAAGTGGTCCGCCCAGGCGATCATTCGCATTTTGCAGGACGAAACCTATACCGGCGTTCTCCTGCAAGGACGGCGGGAAACTTACAGCCACAAGATCAAGGTCATGAAGCGAAAGCCGGAGGAGGAATGGGTCCGTATAGAAAACGCCCATGAGCCGATCATCCGCAGGCGGGATTTTGAACTGGTTCAGAAAATCACGGGATTGGATACCCGGACAGCTCCAGACGGGGACACAGTTTATCTGTTCTCCGGCCTGCTGGTCTGCGGTTCCTGCGGCGGGCACATGACCCGCAAGACCAACACGGTCAAGGGCAGGAAGTACATCTATTACCACTGTCCCACCGGGAAAAAGCGCGGCTGCGCCCATCCTGTGATGCTGAAAGAAAGCGACCTTACGCAATGTGTTCTGGAAAGTCTGCAAGCGCATATCCGAAGCGTGGTGTCCCTGGAGGAACTGCTGGACAGCATCAATGAGGAACAAATCAGCCGGGAGCTGATTGCCGGATACAAGGCGCAGATTGCGGACAATGAAGTTCAGCTCGAACAGGCGCGGCAGTTCAAGGCGACCCTCTATGAAAACTTTGTTGACGGTATGATCGACAAGGGAGAACTGAAGGACTTGAAGAGCCGCTATACGTTGCAGGCGGAACAGGCGCAGAACGCGATTGACTGTCTGCGGCGGGAGATGGAGCAGGTGTCAGGAAATACCGGCGAGCGCCTGCGCTGGGCGCGGCATTTCCGGGATTTTGAAACCATGACGACCCTGGACCGTCGGGCAGTGGTGGCCCTGATCCAGTCAATTAAAGTCATTAGCAAGGAAAAGCTGGAGATCACATACCGCTATCAGGCGGAATACGCGCGGACGCTGGCGAAGCTGGAAGCGGCAAAGGAGGCGGTATAAATGGCGCGGAAAAGCAGGAAAAACCTTGTACCCGTTGAGCGGGAACAATCCGGTATGAAGGTCTGGCGGGCGGCGCTTTATATCCGCCTGTCCGTAGAGTTCAACAGCAAGCGGGGGGATTCTCTGGAGACACAGCGGCAGATCATGGAAGCCTATGTCGCTCTCTGCCCTGACATTGAGATCGTGGATATTTACACAGACAACGGCGTTACGGGCCGCACCTTTGAGCGGGAAGCCTTTCAGCGGATGCTGGCAGACGTAGATGCCGGGAAAGTCGACTGTATCATCGTCAAGGACCTCTCCCGCCTGGGTCGGAACGCCATTGACACCGGCTATTATATGGAGAAGTATTTTCCGCTTCGCGGGGTGCGCTTCATCGCCGTCAACGACCAGTACGACAGCGAGGGAGAGGACAACAGCGGAAGCCATATTATTGTGCCGCTGAAAAATATGATGAACGAGGCTTATTCCGCCGACATCAGCAAAAAGGTGAGGTCACAGCAGAATCAGGCCATGCGGGAAGGGGCGTTTGTCGGCGGTCGGCCCCCCTATGGTTATCGGAAAGACCCGGACAACTGTCACCACCTGCTGGTCAACGAGGACACCGCCCCGGTTGTCCGTCAGATTTTCCATTGGACGGTTGACGGCGTTCCTCTCAATGAGATTGTGAAGCGGCTGAACGAAAGCAATATTATGACTCCTGGCTGCTATCTGGCCCATATCGGACTGATTACAAGCCCGTACCTGATGGGCAGCGGCAAATGGCAGACCTGGACGGTCGGAAAGATTCTCGCGGATCAGGTTTATACCGGCGATTTGGCGCAGGGCAAGCATACCAATATCGGTCATAAGCAGGTTGTCACGAAACCGGAGGATTGGATCATTGTCCGTAATACCCATGAGCCAATCATCAGCCGGGAGATGTTTGCAAAGGCACAGGTCGTTCGGGAGAGAATGGCGGCGAAATACACCGGGACCGCAAAGAACCCTTACAGTGAAAATATTCTGCGTGGGCGGGTGTTCTGCGGCTGCTGCGGGAGGAACCTTCACCGCCAGCGGCACAAAAACGGATATTATGTGTACCACTGTATTTCCAATAACCGCATCGGCAAGGGCGCCTGTGACGCAAAGGTACGTGTACGGGAATCCGATTTATTCAATACGATTGTGACCATTATCCGGCAGAGGGCAGAGGTCGCAATGGGAGAGAGTCTGCGGCTGAAAGAGTGTGACGGCAAAATCGCCGCGCAAAAGGCCGAAGTAGACCAGGAAATCTCCGAACTGCGCCGTCAGGTGCAGAAGAACAAAGACCTTCGCGGCAGCCTTTATGAGAACTTCGTCAAAGGCGTCCTTACCAGAGCGGAATACCTGGAAATGCGGGAAAACTATAGCCGGAAGATCAGCGGCGCGGTGGAGCGTGTCCAGCAGCTTCAAACCCGGCAAGCCGAATTGGAACAGCAGATAAAGCACTATACCAGCATGGCCGACAAACTGACGGCGGTGGACAAGGATACCACGCTTACCGCCCTGCTGGTAGACCAACTTATCGAGCGGGTCACGGTAAACGGGCCGAACGATGTTTCCATCGGCTTTGCCTTTGAAAGCGGCTTTGAACGCATCCGGGAGGTGCTGGCCGATGACTGACCCGACGCCTTATGTGATCGCCCCCTATATCCGCCTCTCCACCGAGGACAGCAAGGTGGGCAGCTTCAGCATCGAGAACCAAAGGCATACGATTATCCAGTATATTGACGGCATGGAGGGCGTAAAAAATGTGGAGGTCCGGGAGTTCGTGGACAACGGTTACAGCGGCACTAACTTTGAACGGCCAGCCGTCCAGGAACTGCTTGATCTGGTTCGGTCGGGGAACATCAACTGCATCATCGTGAAAGACTTCTCCCGGTTCGGGCGCAACAGTATCGAGGTCGGCTACTTTATGGAAATGGTTTTCCCGCTGTATGGAATCCGCTTTATTTCTATTAACGACGGCTTTGACAGCGACAAGCTCCACGGTGAAACCGGCGGTATCAATGTGGAGTTCAAATACCTTATCAGCGAGTTTTACAGCCGAGACTTGTCTATCAAATACAAAAGCGCCAAGTATGTGAAGTTCCGGCGCGGCGAGTACCAGAGCAAAATTTGTCCCTATGGCTACCGGAAAGGCGCGGATGGGCGTATGGAGCCAAATGAGGAAACCGCCCCCAATGTTCGGCTGATTTTTGAGCTGGCGCGGGACGGACACAGCCCGAAGGAGATCGTCAAAGCCTTATTTGAGCGGAGGATTCCTACTCCCGGCGAGTACAAAGCCGCACACGGCTTCACCGGCCATGACGTTTCACGCTGCCGCCATATCTGGCCGGAAGCGACGGTAACGCACATTCTGGAAGATGAACGGTACACCGGAACCTACATCATGGGGAAGCGGGAGGTTACGGAGGTAGGGGGCCGCCGGGTACGGATGAAAGACGAAAGCCAGTGGATCAAGATTCCCGACCACCATCCCGCTATTGTCAGCAAGGAACTGTACGCTCAAGTCCAGCGTCCCCATCTCAAATACGCCAAAACGCAAAAGAGAAAGTATCCCCTGCGGGGCAAGGTATTTTGCGGCTGCTGCCGTCATGCCATGATTCGGAAGCCGGCAGGGAATTGTCCCTTCGTCTGCCGTTATACGAAAGTGGATAAAACCGCTCCCTGTTATGGCCTGAAAATCAAGGAGGCTGATTTGGAGGCGACTCTGTACGAGATTCTTTCCAAACAGGCGCAAATCATCTTGAACCTGGACAGCCTTGACAATGCCGGACAATTGGAAGTTCAGCTTGCGAAACAGGCAGACTATGGTCAAAAGATTGAAGTACGCCTGGAGCAGAAAAAGGCGCTGTATGAGCGGTTTGTGCTGCGAGAGATCAGCATGGAGGACTATAGGACCCAAAAGGCCGCTATTGACCGGGAGCTGGACCGTCTGCGGGAGATCCATGCCGGTTTGAAAGCGAAAACCTCTCAAATGCAAGCGGACGAGCAGACAAAAAGCGCCAGGACAAAGCTGGCGCGGGAGGCCGCTGGGGCTGGTGGATTGACGGCTGGACTAGCAGATGCGTTGATTGATCGGGTATATGTTTATCCCGGTGATCGAGTAGAGATCGTCTGGAAAATGAAAGACTTCTGCATGGAGGAAATGTGATGGACCAGAAACGAACCTGGATTTACTGCCGTGTGGCGCACAGCGGCCCGGACAGTACGGAACTGCTGACCGAGCAACGGCGCCAGCTCGAAAGCTACGCAAGAGGACATGGTTTTAATGTTGTCGGTTCTTCCCGCGATATAGGCAGCGGCCTGACGTTTGACCGTCCTGGACTTCAAAAATTTATGGACGCAGTGGAGGATGAAGACGTGGATGCGCTTTTGCTCACCGACCTTGCCCGTTTGGGCAGGGACATAAACAAAGCGGTTCGGTATTGGCGTCTTCTCCGTGGACGCGGCGTCCGTATTTACACGGTCATTGATGGTGAAATCGACCTGAGTATTCAAGAGACTGTTAGAAAATAAAAACGCCCTCAATGAGGGCGAAGCATCAGCCTCGAAACGCTCCAAAAAAAGTTGAAAAATTTTGTGTCTTGTGCTTGACATAAGGGTGTCTGAGGTCGTGGAAGCGTATTCGCTCCAGCCCAGCTCGTTTCAGCACCCGTTGGAGCATGTGTAGGACACTGTCCGGTGACATCGGGCCTCCATGCGGGGACGGGAACACATATTCGTCGGTCTGGTCCATGGTTCGGAGGACTCCGATGGCGTCCGCTCCTATCGCAATATTGCGGTAGGAGTTTTTCGTTTTCAGCGGTGCCTCGATGACTTTTCCGTTCTGACGGAGTACCTGCCGCCGGACGTGGATAATCCCTTTCTTCAGGTCGATGTCGCTCCATTTCAACCCCAGTAACTCTCCTCGCCGCAGGCCCGTTGCCAAGTCGATGTAGTAGAGCTCGAACACGCCGCTGCGCCTTGCTTCCTCGAAGAAGGTAGCGAGGTTCTCCGGGGGCAGAATCTTCATCTCCTTTTTCTCCAGCTTCGGGAGGACACAGCCCTTCGTGGGATTGCCGGGAATCAGCCGCTGTTCCACGGCGCAGTTCAAGGCAGAGGAGATCATCTGGTTGATATTTCGCACCGTTTTGACGCTGAGGCCCTTCGGCTTGTTCCTGGCCTCTGGGCATTCTACCCTGCCGTTTTCCAGCAGTTGCTTGTACAACCGCTGGAGGTCCATCGCCGTTAGCTTTTCCAGGAAAGTATCTCCGAGAACAGGCTTGATGTGGTTCTCGATGAAGCCCTGGTAGGTCTTGTAGGACGAGGGTCGGACTTGGAGTTTAGCGTAGTTCTCCATCCAGGTGTCGAGCCACCTGCCCACGGTGATCTGTCCCGATTTTATGTCCAAGGCACCGTTTTTCTCAATCGCCGCTTTGAGCTTTTCCTTGACCTCCGCCTGTGTCTTGCCGAGGACGTTCTTGTAGATTGCCTTCCCGGTCACCGGGTCGCGGCCTGCCGTATATCTCCCTTCCCAGCGACCGTCCCTTCGCTTGCGGCTGCTGCCCTCGCCGTTGGCTCTGCGCTTCGCCATCAGTGCCCACCTCCGTCCACCACGTCACCATCGTCCTCATCCATACATTCTGCCATCAGCCGGACACCGAGGCGGAACCCCAGAATAAAATCTTCCAGAGCTGTAATGCGGTTGATCTCATGCTGTGCGTTGGTCAGCGCATTCAGCAACTTTTGCTCCTCCTCATTGAGCCGCTCCGTTAGCTGGCTCTCACAGTCCGAGGTGCGCTTCACCAAACGCCGCAGCTCCGAGTTTGCGGCCATTCGCCTGTCGTAGGGCACGATATTGCCGAAGTAGAAATCCTCTAAAATTTTTCGCATTGGTCTGCCCTCCTTTCCAGCCACACAACCTACCATCAGCGGCGGGGAATAGCCAGGGATTGAGGGCAGAGTTATCAGAAAATTTGGAATTGCTTTTTCTTTGCAGACGCTGGTGCAATCTGTGACGGCGCACTCACTTTTTATTCATACATTTCCCCGATCTATTTGGAAGGGCAATAAAGGATTCTTCTCTTTGTTTAGCGCAGCAGATTTTGAGTTGTCTGGCCCCGTGTGAGACTGTTTTCAAAAGCTTTGCACAGCGTATAGCCGAATGCGTTGTTCCGCACTCACG